TATGTACTAAAAGTCGGACCACAAGCGTACGATGGAGAAAGATTTTCTACTGGCCCTTGGTGCAAACCAGGAGACTGGGTATTGATTGGAAGATACTCAGGATCAAGGATACAAATCGAGGGCGGAGAAATAAAACTGTTGAATGATGATGAAATTATCGCAACGGTTCCAGACCCAGAAGCAATTCTGCATCAATTTTAATAACCATGGAGAATGACCATGCCTGAGCATAAACTAAATATGAACGCAGCCGAAGAAACAGTACAGTTAGATGATACTGGTCCTGAGGTGGATGTTGACATAGACGAAGGTGGAGCTTTACCTATTGATCCGCAACAACCTGAAAAACCTATACTAGGTGACGAAGGAGCTGCGGAAGTAATACCAGAGCCAGAACCTCAACCCGAAGAAGCGAAAACTGACGATCACGAAGAATACAGTAAAAGTGTAAAGAAACGTATCGATAAGTTAACTGCCAAACTAAGGGAAGCCGAACGAAGAGAGCAAGCAGCAACGCAATTTGCAGAAAACGTAAAAAGAGAAAACGAAACATTAACACAACAAAAAACAAATTTAGATAGTAACTACATCGTAGCTGAGGCCAATAGGATTTCAGCTGAAACCGAAGCAACAAAGAATCTTTTAAGAAAAGCAAACGAAGAAGCAGACATCGATGCACAGACGAACGCACAACAAAAACTAGCAGCTCTTGCTGTTGAAGCTCAACGTGTACAAGCTTTGAATCAAGAGCGCACTGCAAAAGCAGCGCAAACAAAACAGGTAACACAAGATATACCAAGAGGACCAGCACCACAGCCTCAAGAATATTCTGAACCAGATCCTAAAGCTCAAGCATGGGCAGAAGAGAATCCTTGGTTCGGAAATGACAAGGCTATGACCATGACCTCTTTTGCTTTTCACGAAGATTTATTGTCAGAAGGGTTTGACCCAACAAGCGATGAATATTATAGTGAGATAAATAACAGGATTCGAAAAGAGTTTCCTCATAAGTTTAACGAAGAAGAAACTCAAACGAGCCAACCCGCTCAGACGGTTGCACCAGCGAAGCGAAGTGCAAAACCAGGGCGCAAAACTGTGAGACTCACACCTTCACAGGTTGCAATAGCAAATAAATTGGGTGTGCCTTTAGAAGAGTACGCGAAATATGTTGAATAACGTGGAGCAACGTAAATGACTGAAAATAATAAAAAGACTGACGAAAATCGTCAACCACGCGAAGCCCAGACTCGCGAAAAGCAAGTAGCGAGAAAACCATGGGCTCCCCCATCTGCTTTGGACGCACCTACACCTCCCGAAGGTTATGTTCATCGTTGGGTGAGATTAGAAATCAGAGGACAAGATGATCGTAAGAATGTCATGTCTAAGATGAGGGAAGGATGGGAACCTGTGAGAGCAGACGAATATCCTGACTTTGAATCTCCGACAATCGATGATGGTAAGTTTGAGGGTGTTATAGGCGTTGGTGGTTTAATACTATGTAGGATTCCTATTGAAACTGTACAGGAAAGATCTGAATACTTTGCAAATAAAACGCAAAGCCAGATGGATGCTGTAGATAACGATATGATGAAAGATGGTACACACCCTAGCATGTCTATAAGTAGACCAGAAAGACAGTCGCGCGTAACAATTGGTGGAACTCAAGGTTCGTCAAACAACTAAGAGTTCTTTATATTAATTCTTGTAAATTAGAGAGAAGAATATGGCAAATGTAGATAAAGCCTTTGGTCTAAGACCTTACAAAGGACTCAATGTCGGTTCAGCCGTTCAAGAAGCTAATAAATATAACATTAATACCTCTGGATATGGTTCAGACATCTATCAAGGTGACTTAACTATATTCAACGGTGGATACATCGAAAGAGCTGCAGCTAGTTCTGCAAACTTAGTTGGTGTGTTTTCACATGTTTTTTATACAGCTACTGACGGAACTCCCACTTTTAAGAATTACTATCCAGCATCTACAACGGCACTTGGTAGCGGAGACATAGAAGCTTATATCTATGACGATCCTAATCAATTGTTTGTTGTCCAAGCGGATGGTTCTTCAGGCCAAGCAGCTATCGGCAGAAATGCTGATACTGATGGTATTGGTGGAAGTACAACAACTGGCGTGTCTACTCGCGAGCTCGACTCTAGTTCACTAGCGACAACCGCAGCACTTCAGCTAAAAGTTGTGGGCGTAGTTCAAGATGAAGTTAACGGAGACCTTACAGCAGATAATGCAAACTTAGTCGTATTGATTAATGAGCATGCTTATAAAGGTGCCGTAGCTGGAACATAAGGAGTAAATTAAATGGCAATTTCTAGAGGACAATTAGTCAAAGAATTACTTCCAGGCTTAAACGCATTATTTGGTCTTGAGTACGACAGATATGAAAACGAACATGAAGAAATTTTTGACGTTGAAAATTCTGATCGTGCTTTTGAAGAAGAAGTAATGCTAACAGGCTTTGACCAAGCACCCGTTAAATCAGAAGGAGCTGGCGTAGCGTTTGATTCAGCCCAAGAGGCTTTCACGTCACGTTATACCCACGAAACCATAGCTTTAGCGTTTAGCATCACAGAAGAAGCAGTAGAGGATAATCTATACGACAGACTGTCGGCTAGATACACTCGTGCGCTTGCAAGAAGTATGTCAAACACTAAACAAGTCAAGGCTGCAGCTGTATTAAACAATGCGTTCAATTCAAGCTTCCCAGGAGGCGATGGAAAAGAACTTTGCGCAACAGATCACCCAACTGTAGGTGGTCCTAACTTGAGCAATGAACTTTCAACATCTGCTGATCTGAGTGAAACTTCACTTGAACAAGCACTGATTGATATTGCAGCATTCACTGACGAACGTGGTTTGAAAGTAGCTCTACAAGGAACGAAATTAATCATTCCTAAAGAACTACAATTCGTAGCTGATAGGATATTGGAATCTCCAGGCAGAGTTGCTACGTCTGATAATGATATTAACGCCATGAGAAACATGGGTATGATCCCTGAGGGTTATACAGTTAATCACTATCTGACTGACACCGATGCTTTTTTCATTAAGACTGATGCACCGAACGGTTTCAAAATGTTTAACCGTTCACCAATCAGAACTTCAATGGAAGCTGATTTCGATACAGGTAACGTTAGGTATAAAGCTAGAGAAAGATACAGCTTTGGGTTCTCGGACCCACGTTGCGTCTTTGGTAGCCCAGGAGCGTAAGACTAACTTAGTATATGGAACCCAGCTGGGGGTTTCTTACTCAACCCAGCAACCTTATCTTTTTCTACACAACCCTATTTTTTTCTGATACGATAATCTCATACCGAGATAATTTGTTATACCAACTGACTCGGCAGACTTACTCCAAGATGGTGTAACACATTTAGTTAGGAGAAAAATATGGCTAAATCAACATTTTCAGGACCAGTCAAATCTTTGGCTGGATTTATTTCAGCAGGTAGTTCAGCTTTTGTTAGCTTAACAGCCGACACTACACTTACAGTAGCAGCACACGCAGGTAAAATTCTTACTTGTAATGATGCAGATGGTAAATTTACTTTACCTTCAATTGTAGCTACCACTCCAAGCGACTCTACTGATCCAAACCAACTTAATAACATAGGAGCTAGTTTCTTCTTTGTAGTAGAAACTGCAGCTACAGATATGGATATTAAAACAGATGGAACAGATAAGTTTGTTGGAGGTCTTTACACAGGCGTTAACAATGCAACAGGTAAAACTTTTATATCTGGTGCTACGAATGATGTAATTACTATGAATGGAACTACAAAAGGCGGACTTGCTGGCAGTATCGTAAAAGTCACTGCAATGGCTTCTGCGAAGTATGCTGTTGAAGGTATTATTTTAGGTTCAGGAACTTTAGTTACACCATTTGCTGACGATTAATCGGAGACTAATATGAGTTCAGATGTAAAAGCATCCGTTCCTTTAACTAGCTCAGGACAGCTTCAAGGTTACATTGGAGCATCAGGAGCTGGAACTGCTACTAATTTAGGCTCAGTAAGAATACAGTCTGTACAAGCTCAATCTAGTGCTGCTGATGCACAAATCATTATTTATGATGGTACAAGTGCTAGTGGCACTAGGATAATAGCTCAGTTTAAGTTTGGTTCTGCAGCGAACGAATCTTTCGATCACTACATACCAGGCATGGGCTGTCGTTTTACAGAAGGAGCTTATGTAGCTTTGACTAACTGCGACTTTTTTGTTGCATACTACAATTAAGGATTAGATATGTTTAAAAAGACTAAAGGTTACGCTCAAGGCGGTAAGATGAAAACCAAAGGCATGAAAGCTGGCGGTGTGACTAGCAAAGGCTACAAAGTAGGCGGTAAAGTCGCTGGCGGTCAAATGTCAACCAAAGGTTATAGAATGGGCGGTGTAATCGCTATGAATACCAAAGGTAATAAAAAAGGCGGGAAAAAAGGCGGAAAGCCCTAAGTGGCCTACCTACATAGCAACATACCCCACTTTAAGTGTTGGGTAAGGAAAGAGTACACTCACAACCACGAACGGTTTCATGGCGAGTTTTTACACGCCATGGCCGTGGGTGT